TGCGTTAACGCCAGGGTTAGTATATGCAGGCCAGTCTAAGTTCATTACTGGATAAAAGTCACCGTTTGTACGTGTAAATTGTGCCATGTTATTAATTCCTATGTTTGTTGCTACCTACTGTAGCATGATAGTATTTACTATTTTTTTCAAAAAAGTAGGTTTTATGGTTCATTTTTTTATCATATTGGAATAAATAATTGTATGCAGACAGTGCTAAGGAAATAGTATGTGTAAATATTGTGGAACTAATAAACATCGTAAAATTTATGAAAATCACGTAGGCCCGATACCCAAAGATGAAAATAATAGAAGTTATGATATACATCATATTGATGGCAAGCATAACAACAACGATCCAAATAATTTAATTGCAGTAACAATACAAGAACATTATGATATACACAAAAAACAAGGTGATTATGGTGCATGTCTCGCTTTAGCAAAAAGAATGAAATTAACGCCTGAAGAAAGATCAGCTATGGCAAGAAAACAACAGTTAGAAAGAAGTAAAAAAGGCATACATAATTTTTCAAGTGAGCGTAACAGAGCCCTTATTGCTATGAGAAAAGCGAGAGGTGATTTTAAAGGAGAGTTTGCAGAAAAAAGTAGAATTAGACAATTTAATAAAGTAAAAAATGAGTCACATCCATGGTTAGCTAAAAATAGAGATTTAAGGAACTATACTCCCCCTATGCATTTTAAAGGAGTTACCGGTTTAAATCACCCCAAAAGTGATAAAACATTTTATAATTTAGAAAACATTATTACTGGAGAAATTGTAACAGGTACTAGAAAGGAACTTATGTTGAAAACCCAGCTGAACGATGATGCTATGTCCAAACTGATAAGGGGGAAATATAAACACAGAAGAAATTGGAGATTAGTTTAGCGGCCTTGTAGATTTTGACGGCTGAAACCTAATCTGTCTACAAATTTCAACCCGTTAGCAACAAATCCCTCTTGAGAAGCAGTCCCATCTTGAAGATAGCCCTGAACTGGGCTGGATTCTGCTGCTTTATTCAACTGATGAACTATGTGCTGCTTTAAGTTGTACAAATCTACCCAAACTGTAAAAGCACCAACTAAACCTTCTTTATTCTTTCTTAAATGATCTGTTAGTTTTTGCTTCATGGAAGCAGTCATAGGACGAGTTTCAAAATATTTAGTAAATTCACTGTACAGGTTCTTTAAGTCACCATTTCTAATACGCTGATTGATGAATGTGGTGAATAGCCCATTAAATGTATTTCTTGCTTGTGGTGCAGTTGTCATTAGTTCTTGTATAGCAGGACCGTATTTACTAATGTTATTTTGAGCCTTTCTTACTAGTCTTGCATCTGCTTTTAGCGCAGGTGGGCTAGGCATCGCACTTGGAATAATTGCTACATTGCTGTTATTTTTTAACTTACCAATTGTTCCATTTAATGACTGTGCATCGTCTGTAGTTGCTGCATCAGTGTTTAAGAACTGATGAACTGCTACCCCTGCTGTTTTATTGGTCATTAGTTTACCGATATCGCTGTCAGGATTTACAGTATAAGTAATACCGTTAGGATTTGCTTTGAAACTATAAACGCCTTGATTATTAGGTACGAGTGTATTGCTGAACAACAAGTCTCCCCAATAGTAACCTTTTGTGCCTTTAGATGCTTTTTCTAAGCCTGGCCATATATCAGTTATAATTCGTGACAATTCCCCGCGATTAACGCCACGGTCTGCATCGTATTTGATAAAATCACTTGGGCTGTATACTTGTCTACCTGTGCCACCTGCTTTGTTAAACATGTGCTTGTCCATGATAGAAAATCTACCATTNGCATCGTGTCCAAAAATAAGTGCAGGATATCCATCCCATTTAATAGTTACATTTCTAGGATTTTCGATAGTATTAATTATACTGTTTAGTGCTTCGACTGCCCCAGGTGCATCGCGCAAGAATACTAAGTCTTCAGGATGATCCAAATGGCCCTTAGCCTCTACTAAACTTATCTTAGAGAGTTTATCTGTTAATTCGCGTAGTGATTCTGTAAGGTTCATATTGAAGATTATCTGTTGCGTCTACCTTGCAAGTTAGGATTCATTGTTACCTGAGAAGATTTAGGGTTAATCCAATTAGTTGCATTTATACCCAATGGGTTTGCCGCTGGTTGAAAGTTCGAGCTATAGTTAACGCCAGTAGCGGTAGTTCCTGCTGTAGGGGCTGCTGCCGGGGCTGCTGGTGCTGCTGGTGCTTCGGGTTGCTGTGGTTGTTCTGGAGGTGTTGCCGTTGCTGCTGGTTGAGTGGTTAATTCTTTTTGCAGTACCGAAACCAGTTGCTGCTTTTCTTGTGGAGAAAGTTTTGCGATTTGACTTGCAACTTGTTGATAAGATGATGCTGTGCCGCCTGGCATTGTAGCAGTGGCAGGATTATATGAACTTAGCCCAGAAGTGTTTACTGGCATACCTTGATAAGTCATATTTACATTATGACCAAATCGTCTAGGAGCAGATTGACCGCGTGGGGCAGATTGGCCACGTGGGGCAGATTGGCCACGTGGGGCAGAGGCTTGACCGGTTACTGCTGCTTGAGCACCATGATACCCTCCACCAAATCCCTTTGCAAACTGTTTGCCCATACCTACTGCGCCGCCTACTACACCGCCGACTCCTTTTCCTAACCATTGAGAAGCCTTACCTAATCCGGAGCCTACAGAGGAAGCAAATCCTTCTTCAAGATACTGGTGATCAAGATGCATTTGCTCAAGGTAATATATTTTAGACTCTTTTACAACTAAATCGTTAATTTTCATTTTTGTTTCCTCAAACTTCTCTTAATCTCGTTCAATAGTCGTGCTTTTTCTTTGGCAGACAATTGGCTTATAGTATTTATCAACGACTCACTTAATCCACTAGATGGCGGATTAAACGATATTGCAGTAGAAGGATTAACTCTTTGTCCTTGGTAAGTCATATTAACATTTGGGGAATTATTAGGTGCCGGTGTGCGTCGTCTAGGTCCAGTATTTGGTCTAGGTTGTTGAGGATTTTGTGCTTGTGCTAAAATTGAATCTAATGATTTAGCAATATCGGCTCTAGCCGGTTTTCCGCTAGCATCAACCCAACCATTAGCCTTTTTAGTCCAGCGTTCTCCCCCTAATGTAATAGTTTGGTTAGTGCTATTTTCAGTGTTACCTGTAGCATCACCTGTGCTGCGAGTATCGGTATTAGGACTAAGCCAATCTTGCTTATGATCGTTTGTGTCATTGTTATTACCGCTGCGGGTTGATGCAGAGGCTGGTGCAGGATTAGCAGAGAACGCTTGTCTTCTTCCGCCAATGCTAGCGGTATTGCCTGGTTTTCTTGCTAACTTAGGTATAAGAACAAATATGTCATCATAAACCACTTCGCCTATTTTGTATAAAATATTCTTTATGTTAGGATCTTGTTCAACTCTTTTATCTAAACTTTTCATTATTTGGCTGTTTAGAAGAACATCTGCAAACTTATCGCTTAATTGACCTTTATAAGTTTGTTTAATTTGTTTCCAGTACAGTTGGTTAATCGTTTTAAGAAGTTCATCATTAGTAATAATGTCATTTTTCATAGCTTTTTGAATTCTTTCAGAAAGTGTATGATCTAACCATTGTTTCCACTGAGTGGCGGTAGTGGGCATAGCAGTCTTGTCCCCATTTAAGAAATCTTTTCTATCTCTACCTAAGATTTTTTCCATGTCGGCGACAAATGCTTTTGCATATTTTTCTTTATTTACGGACTCTCTAGCTTTTCTAAATCTATCTTCTAATTCGTCTGGAGAAATATTAAATGTTGGACCTAGTCCATACATTTCAGCGTATCTGACATCAACTGGATTACTTGTGTCAGGATCGAATGGTTCTTGTGCTAGGCCAGCTAATGCGATATTAGTAGCTAAATTGTGTGTTGCTTTATCCAACCAATGAAATCCTTTTCTGGTTGGGTCTAATTTAGGAGGTGGAATTCTGGGAGTCCAGGCTTCTGAAAATTGCTCAAATCTCATTTTTCTTCCTTAAAGACTTAGAGAACCTGTTTTGGTCCTTGCTCTTTATGGAACTTAGCAGCTTCTTTTCTAAGATTTCCGCTTTCTCGCCAGGATAGTGTTTGCTAATAAGCTCTAGCAAATTTATTGCGCTGGCGATCACATTATTGGCTCGGCTTTCTATGATATGGTTAATATCACGATTACTGCCGATCGCTTCTAATTCTTCCAACAGACTTCTAGTTTTTCTTTGCATACAAAGGTCCTATGAAGTATTTATCGGAAATTCAGGGATTTATTTGTTTAGTTGATTTAGCAAATTCTTTAGTTTAGTGCTATGTATATCGGCTACAATCTTCTTAGTTTCGGGTTCTGGGGCGACAGGGGCTGTAGAAACCGTAGAAACCGTCTTAATCTTGTTCATAATTTGACTTGGAGAGTCATTTTTAGGATTTTCATCTACCCCATCGTCGGTAATACGCATAGTCTCAATGTTGTAGTCTAAGTCTATTTTCATACCTACACCCGTAGAACTACGAGATTTCATGCATTGAATCTGATATTTCCCCCGCTCACGCATAGACCTAGAAGTAAAAATACCAAACAAAAAGTCAGCAGTATTGATCTTTGAAATACCACCTGCAATATGACTATGATCAAATTCGATTTCTTCTACTGCCCCACGATTCAACTGTGAAGCAGTTACTAGCAAGATACCCAATTCAATCGCTAGATTTCTAAGTTCTTCCGATACATATTTGTCTTTAATAAACTGATCACTAGGATCAACTTTTGTGGTAGAGGGCATAACCAGATCAAGATAATCTATCATAACAAAGTCGATCTTAATCCCAGTTTGAATTTGCACTTCTTTGATATATGCACGTATAGCATTTACCGAAGACTGAGATGGCATAGATTTTACTCTGTACTGCCCAAACTTCTTTCCAGCCATTTTGACTTTAAGTTCAGTATCGTCAATGTTCTTTCTAATCTCTTTGGTACTCATGTTGGTCAACATTGCGTCAGTACGCAGCGAAGTCAATTGCTCAGACAACTCAAGCGAAATATATGCCCCGCTCAAACCACGCTGTAGCCAGTTTAGCGCAAGATTCATCATGAGTAGTGACTTACCAGAACCTGAGCCACCGGCAACGATGTTCAGTTCCCCTCGACTCATACCACCATACATAACTTGATCTAGTTTAGGCCAGCCAGTGCTTACTTGTCCGCCCTGATTAAAGTACTTGTTCAATCGCTCTTTGGGATCAGCAAAGTA